CGAGATTATTTGCGCCCAGGCGTCCGAATTTCGGTGCAGTATGCATTAGACGATAATGACGTAGAAGAGATCGTCCTTGTAGATGATGTAGCTGGCACCAATGTTACTATTTCAACTGACAGTGTATTTTGTTGGGAGTCAGAGCAACGTAACAACGTGGTAAAGTTTCCTGGTTGATATAACCTGTTGACACTCGACGCATAATTTGTTATCTTAGTAAGGTAGGTGTGTAAACAGCTACCTTTTCTTCACATTTAAGGATAACAAAATGACTAAAACCTATTCACAGACTGAAATTGATAAACTCAAGCAAATTGTTACAGAGGGTATTCAAGTACATTCTGAAGTTGAAGCGCTAAAAGAAGCGCTAAAAGATACAGTTAAAGCAATTGCTGATGAAATGGACATCAAGCCAGCAGTACTCAACAAAGCCATTCGCACAGCTTACGCCGCCGATCTTGAGGAAAAGCGTGAAGCATTGAGTGACGTAGAAGATATTTTGGTTGCAGTTGGCCGCGACTTTTAAGTCATGGCTAAAATAGCCATAGCATATGATATGATAGGACAAGAAATGCAAGTGGGCAGCCTTATTGTTGCCCCTTACACTGCTTCTATGTCTGTAATAGCCGAGATTACCTCGCTAACCCCCAAGATGGTTCGGTACAAAGATATTATGCAGGTTAGCGGAAGAGCGCGGGCAGGAACGCTTAAATACCATACTGAAGTAGTTTGTATTGACAAACTTGGACCTGAAATTATAATGGCAAAACTTCAGCAGAATCTTTAACCAGGAGAACTATTATTTACGTTGACGCACTACATGATCGCAATCGCGACACCATCTATGTAGTAGAACGTAACGAGGCAGGCGAGCGTGTTTACACGCAATATCCGGCTCGTTACGTTTTCTACTACCCAGACAAAAAAGGCCAGTACACCAGTATTTTTGGTAGTACCTTAGGACGATATAGCACTACGAGCGGTAAAGCATTCAATAAAGAAAAGAAAGCATTTTACGGACAACAGTTGTTTGAAAGCGACCTAAATCCTATATTTCGCTGTATCTCGGACTATTATTTAGATGCAGCAGTGCCTAAGCTTAACGTTGGCTTTTTCGACATTGAGGTTGACTTCAATAAGTTGCTAGGGTTCGCACCACCAGACGATCCGTTTAATGAAGTCACCGCCGTTTCTGTTCACCTTAGCTGGATTGACAAAACTATCTGTCTTGTTATTAAGCCCAAGGGCATGAGTCAAGAAGAAGCTGAAGAAATTGTCGCCAGTATTGACGACGTGCTCTTGATGGATAGCGAAGAAGAACTGTTAAAAACCTTCCTAGAATTGATTGATGATGCAGATATTCTAAGTGGCTGGAACTCTGAAGGCTTCGACATTCCATACATCACTAACCGCATTGCGCGGGTATTAGGCAAAGAGTATACTAAAAAGCTTTGTTTGTGGGACCAACTGCCTAAGAAACGTACATTTGAATCACCTTACGGTGGACAAGTAGAGACATACGACTTAGTTGGACGTGTACATGTTGACTACATGCAATTGTACAAAAAGTATACGTACCATGAAATGCACAGCTATAGCCTTGACGCTATCTCTGAGCATGAACTTGGAGAGAAGAAGGTTGAATATAAAGGCACGTTGGATCAATTATACAATAACGACTTCAAGAAATTTATTGAATACAGCATACAAGACACGGACCTACTTCGAAAATTAGATGACGAGTTGCAGTTTATTGATTTGAGCAACGTGTTGGCTCACGCAAACGGTGTTTTGATTCCTACTACGGCAGGCGCAGTTGCACAAACAGACCAAGCTATTGTAAACTTCGCACATGGACTAGGACTAATTGTACCAGATAAGGTGCGTGGCCAAGAGCATACGCGGGCGGCGGGTGCATATGTTGCTAACCCTGTAAAGGGATTGCACGATTGGATTGGCAGTATGGACTTGAACAGTCTGTATCCATCTATCATTCGCGCGTGTAATATGAGCCCAGAGTGTATTATTGGGCAAGTGCGACATACAATAACTGAACCTGAAATAGAAGAGTACATTAAGCGTTACAAAGAGAACCCAATTGCCAAATATTGGGAAGGCAAGTTCGCTTGTAAAGAGTATGAACTTGTTATGGCGCGTGACAAAGTTATACCGCTTATCATGGACTTTGAGGATAGCAAAAGCTATTCTGCAACTGGCGCAGAGATTTACGATTTAATCTTCCACAATGGCAAGCCTTGGTGTATTACTGCTAACGGCACAATCTTCACGTTTGAAAAGAAGGGTGTCATTCCAGGACTACTTGAGCAGTGGTACTCAGAGCGTAAAGAGTTGCAGGCCAAAGCTAAAGAGTTTAAAGAACAAGGTGGCGCAGAGTATGCGTTTTGGGACAAGCGACAGCTAGTCAAGAAGATTAACCTCAACTCACTTTATGGTGCGCTGCTAAATCCTGGCAGTAGATTCTTTGACGGGCGCCTAGGGCAATCAACTACGTTAACTGGTCGTTGCATTGCGCGTCACATGTCAGCCGCATGTAATGAGACAATTGCTGGAGAATACAACCACGTAGGCAAAGCAATCATTTATGGTGATACTGACTCTGTTTACTTTAGTGCCTATCCAATATATGCTGATCAGATTGCTAGCGGTGAATTCAAATGGGACAAAGACACAATTGTTGATCTCTACGACGCTGTCGGTGATGCTGTGAACGAAACTTTCCCAGGGTATATGGATAGGGCACACAATTGCCCTGACAGCTACGGGCGCATTATTGCGGCAGGCCGTGAGACAGTAGCTGAACGTGGCATCTTTATTAGCAAGAAGCGTTACGGGTTGCTTGTGTACGATGATGAAGGCACTCGTGTTGATACTGACGGCAAGCGCGGCAAGCTTAAAGTTATGGGCTTGGAAATCAAGCGCAGTGATACGCCGGAATAGATGCAAAACTTCCAAAAGGAGATCCTACAAGACACACGTGAGGGCGCGACAGAGGAAGTAATTGTAGATCGCATTCTTGAATTCCGTAAGGAGTTTAGAGCAATGCCAGCTTGGGAAAAAGGAACGCCAAAGCGTGTAAACAACCTAACTAAGTACACAAAAGAATTCAAGAAGACAGGCAAATGCCGTGTCGGACACGTTATGGCAGCTATCAACTGGAACCGTCTTCGCGATATGCATGATGACGCATATAGCTTAGATATTGTAGACGGAATGAAGACTATTGTGTGTGCGCTGAAACATAACCCACTAGGCATGACGTCAATTGGTATCCCTACTGACGAAAAGCGTATCCCAGACTGGTACAAAGAGCTACCGTTTGATGATGCAGCAATGGAAGAAAAGATCATTACTAAGAAGATTGGTAACTTACTTGGTACGTTGCCTTGGGACTTGACCCGCGCAGAAAGCAAAACAACCTTTAACAGCTTATTTGACTTTTAGGAGACACTATGGCAGACAACTTTGACTCAGCACTAAACAACGCGCTGCAAGAGGTATCGAATCGACCTGCATACCGTGTAGGAATGTGGGGCTTTAATGATTGGATGTACAATAACTACAAAATGAAGATTGGCTGGAGGATACATGACCTCGAGTTTGTATGGGCAGTAGTGGACGTTGAAGATCTCGAACTAGCAACCATGTTTAAATTAAAATATGCATAGAAAACAGTTGCTTAACGTACAAACCTGTGTTATACTAATCAAATAAGAGTAAAACACTCTATCAACCTAACTACAAGGACAAAATTACATGGACATTAAAAGCGTTCTATTAGATGCACTCAAGCACACAAATGGGCTTGGCATTATCCACAATATTAAAGTTACAGGAACAGATAGTAGCACTGAACTTGCTGCAATGGATCCTGACAAGACTGTCATTATGACAGCATCATTACACGCCCCTGTGTCTGAATTCGAAGGTGAGTTTGGCATGGGTAGCTTGGGTCTACTTAGCAGCCTTATGCGTCTAAGCAACTACCAAGACGCTAACGCAACAATTGAAGTTGTACGTGAAGAGCGCAATGGCGCAGAGATGCCAGCTACATTGATCTTCAAGGATACAGAAGGCGGCAAAGACCAAT